AGTCATGCGATTATTATTCATGAACGGTAGACATTGGAAAATCATGCTTATTATTACTATGCAGTATCCATTAGGAGTTCCTCCAAATCTGCGAACTAATATTGATTATGTTTTTATTTTGAGAGAACCGTATATCAGCAATCGTAAAAGGATATACGAAAATTATGCTGGTATGTTTCCAACATTTGAATCATTTTGTCAAATTATGGATCAATGCACTGAAAATTATGAATGTTTAGTCATTGATAACAATGCAAAATCCAACAAATTGGAAGATCTTATATATTGGTACAAAGCAGAAAGTCATCCAAATTTTAAATTAGGAGCGAAAGAATTCTGGGATTTATCAAAAAATTTGGATTCAGATGAAGATGAACCATATGATCCTGATAATATGCGGAGTCGTAGTAAAGGACCTAAAATAAATGTAAAAAAATCAAGTTGGTAATATTATCTGAAAAATTGATTTAAATTTATTCAAAAACTAATATATACGCTAAGCATGTTGAATACATGTTACGATTCTACAAATGAATATGAGGTAGGAATTGATGAAGCCGGAAGAGGACCATTATTTGGAAGAGTTTATGCAGCAGCAGTTGTTCTACCCAAGACAAATTTCAGGTTCGATCTCATGAAAGATAGTAAATTATTTACATCTTCAAAAAAACTAGATGCTGTGGCTGATTATATTAAGACAAATGCTCTATCATATTCTATATCATTTGAAGAAACTGAGGTTATTGATTCAATAAATATATTAAACGCGACGATCAAATGTATGCATAAATGTGTTCGTATTCTGTCCATAACCCCAAATGTGATACTTGTAGATGGACCCCATTTTAAAACGTATACAGCTTTTTCAGATGAAGATGAATTAACATCGATTCCACATATATGTATACCATCGGGGGACGCAAAATATGCTTCTATCGCAGCAGCTTCAATATTGGCAAAATCAGAAAGGGATTTTTACATGCATTCTTTATGTGATGTATATCCATATCTAAATGAAAGATATGGATTTAAAAAAAATAAAGGTTATGGTACGAAACAACATTTAGAAGGTATCAAAAAATATGGAATTACTAAATGGCACCGTAAAAGTTTCAAGCCATGCAAAGAGAAAGAAATTCAACTGAATACACAACTATAAGTCTTTCATTTTAGATTCAACATTTTTATCCAACTGATCAAGAAATTCGCCTGTTATATTGGATTTATTTGGCGGAATCAAATCACGAGGTAATTCTGAATCATTTGTTTTATACAGTGTTCCATCTTCCTTTACATTCTGCGATAATTTCGATCCGTACTGTTTTGCTTTTCTTTTGTTTTCTTCAATCGTAGCAATTTTGCTATCTTTTAACCGTGTTTCAAAATCACGCTTTGAAATTTCTTGATTGTACAACTTTTCACTCATTAAATTATTCAAATCTTTTTCCAAATATTCGACTTTTCCGGTTTTGTACGCGTTTGGCTCCCAAGGCATCCATACACCGACTGGACCGACGAAAATATCATGATTTGGATCTTGTTTTCTCAGTTGTTTGCATCTTAATTCAGCTTCTTCTTGAGATTCATATGATCCACGAATCTTGATTCCTCGAACATTTGTTTGAAAGTTGTGTTCTTTGTTGAATTTCATTGCCAATTCTTCTTCATTATTTTCCAAGTAGGTTTTGTAATGTTCAGTAATATTAGGATTTTTAATTTCTTCTTTTTCTGAATTTGCATATTCTGTAAAATCTTTCATCATTGTCTCAACTGATATGTTGTATTTGTATGCTAGAAATTCCAAATATGCCTGAAATCGTTGGACTGAGTGATTAAAGTCAAATTGTTTCACAAAAGACTCAAAAAAGAAAATATTTTTTTGTTTTAAAATACTTTCAGGTGACAAAAAAGAAACACACACAAATTTTTGATTCGGTATAGATTGGTCTTGATCAAGTACATCTACTTCGTTTCTCTCTTCTGTCGACATAGTACTATTATAAATAATTTACTCAAAATTTTAAGTCTTTTTTATTTACATTATTTTTTTTCTACAATAAACATATATGATTGTAGATAAACTTAGTGAATTAGTTGACTGGAGTGAACTCGCCAGAAGAGCTTTAAAATATTTGACAGAAGGTATAATTGTCGCTATTGCAGCATATGCTATTCCTAATGTAAAACGTTCACTGAACTTTGATGAAGTAATCTTAATCGCTTTGACAGCTGCCGCTACATTTTCGATTCTAGATACTTATATCCCATCAATGGCTGTTAGTGCTAGAAACGGGGCCGGATTTGGTATAGGGGCTAATCTCGTGAGATTTCCAGGTGGATTCTAGGAATAATTGAATAACTGTTTGTATATGTAATATTTATCTTTTTACACATACAATATATCAAGGAGTTCTGATAAATTCCCAATTCAATTCTTCACATATTCTTCTCCAAATATTATCTTGTTCATTTCGTTTTTCTTGATCTTTTAGCATATAAAAATACGGTAAATATTCATCTTCACGCAATAATTCACACAACTTGTACAGCACATAATAGTAATTTAAGAAATTTACTCGTTCGGCTGGACAATGTTTCGAATATGGTGTTTGTATTTCAAGAAATAGATTGCACAATTTTTGTTCGAGTTCACAACTCATACGAGGTGGACTAATTCCAAGTTTTTCTTTAATAAAGGATATATGTTCATAATATTTGTTGTATCCTAAATTTTTCAGTATAGTTTTCGTCTTTTCATTTGTCAGTTGAGATAATTCAATTCTCTCTTTTTTGATCTGATTGCGAATATTTTCTATAATATCTTCTTTTATGTACGTTGATTCTTTTGCTTGAAATTGTGCTATGATTTCACGGAAATGATTGATTCTTTTATATGCATAAAATGATACTTCTTTTGGAGGTTCTTTATATGATGGTTTGTCGTGTTCAATTAGTATAACTTCTCTGCGAAAACATTGTATACATATCATCACACCTTCATGCTCAATGCATGTCATGTCTCCATTACAGTACTTGCAAATGTCATATGGTTGAATATAATCATTCATATTGATAAATTTTGGATCTAAGTTAGAGAAATAATCATTTGGATTCACTGTTTCCTTTTCTGGTTGATTTGTGTCTGTATTTATTTTAAAAAACTGATTTATTATTGTTTTTTTATTATCGTTTTCCGTGATTTGTTTTTTATTCTCAAAGTAATCAAATATGTATTTAGAATTATCAAGGTAATATTGTTTACGTTTCTTTTTGATGGTTTTTATTTGATGTTTTAAATCTGCGATTTGTTTTTCTGTTTGTAAAATAGTGGTCATATCATTTTCATCTTTATTCGTACTACATTTGCATTTTTTTTGCAGTAAATTCAACATTTTTCTTAATTGTGGTAATGTATCTTCTTCTTTTTGAATTGAATCAATCACACTTTCATGTTTTGTATCGACTGTAAGAATAGATTTTTTATCTACTTTTATATGTTTCTCCGTTTTTGGTTTAAATCTAGGCATGAATTTGAGATTTTAATACTTTTAATGTTGAGACCCTTTTAAGTCAATACTAACCATTTGAATATGATGTGTTTTGTCAATTAGTTTACAATTGAAAAATAGAATCGATTGACGAAATTAAATATGGATTCCAAACATATGCAAAAAATGATATTTATTCATAATGCTATTGAAAATGGATGGACTGTCAAAAAACAAAATATGTTTTACATCTTTAAGAAAAAACATAATGGTAGAATGGAAGTATTCAAGGATTCGTATACAGATGCATTTATCAAGGAAAACACTAAACTCCCAACTATTTCACATATTTCGAAAAATGGAAATTAACATTATTTTTTTTCGTTATTTTCAAAAAAAATAATCTTATGCAATAGTATACTACTATGGCCGGCGGTTTAATGCAATTAGTTGCCTATGGGGCTCAAGATGTTTATTTAACAGCTAACCCTCAAATCACATTTTGGAAAGTTACATACCGAAGATATACCAACTTCGCTATGGAATCCATTGAGCAAACTTTCAATGGTGCCGCTGACTTCGGCAGAAGAGTCCAATGCACTCTTTCTAGAAACGGAGATTTAGCTTACCGCACATACCTAGAAGTTACATTACCTGAAATCAAAACTGACTCAAACGATTTATATGCTCGTTGGTTGGATTATCCAGGTGAACAATTGATTGATACAGTTGAAGTTGAAATTGGAGGTCAACGTATCGATCGTCAATACGGTCAATGGATGCACATCTGGAATCAACTGACCATGACTTCTGAACAAGAAGCCGGGTACAACAAAATGGTTGGACACACTACTGCTTTGACTTACTTGACCGATCCTACTTATGCAGATATTGACTCTCCTTGTGAAGCTGACGGTAAGTTCAATGTTTGCGAACCTCGCAACGCTTTACCTGCCACAACCTTGTATGTTCCTCTTCAATTCTGGTTCTGCAGAAACCCTGGTTTGGCTCTTCCTTTGATCGCACTTCAATACCACGAAGTCAAGATCAACATTACTTTCAACAAGATTGAGAAATGTCTATGGGCTGCTAAAGGCGATGATCATAAAAAAGAGACAACAGCATACAATGCTAACTTATTACATGCATCTTTATTTGTAGACTACATTTTCTTGGATACCGATGAACGCCGCAGAATGGCCCAAAACCCCCATGAATATTTGATTGAACAGCTCCAATTTACCGGTGAAGAATCTGTTGCTTCCAGTTCTAACAAGATCAAGTTGAATTTCAACCACCCTTGCAAGGAATTAGTCTGGGTTGCCCAAAAGGATGAACTCATTGATGAATGCAACAACTTCGAGCCTGCCTTAGATAACGAAGAAGCTATTCTTGTGAAAGATGTTTACGGTTGTCAATTTTTCAACTATACTGATGCCATTGATGCACTTCCTAAATTGGTCGCTGGATATGGTAGCAGAAATACAAACAATAAATATACTAACGTAGGTGATTACAGAAATGATAATGCGAATGCTTCAATTCCATTCCAAATGGGAATTTCGAGTGAAAATGATGCTTATAACGACGCTGGTTTAGAGGTTGGAGAGGATAAATCCCTCAACAACTACACCGATGCCGCACAGTATGTTGTTTCCGAAACTTCCCGCTCCATGAACTGCTGGGGTAACAACCCAGTTGTTTCTGCTAAGCTCCAATTGAACGGACAAGATCGTTTC